CAATCTGCGACAAAATTGCTAAACATCAAGAAGTCACTTTAGATGATATGATTTGGGCAGAGAAACTTGCCAAGGCAAATAGGACCGCAGGTACAATGCTCCGCCAAGCAAGAAGAACAGCAGAAAATCCCGACATGAAGAAGGGTGATATGGATGATTTTTTAAATCAACTTGACATTGGTGGATTGGGTCACGAACGTTTTGGTATTCGTAGATTTGAAAGTGTTGATGATATTGTAGATTTCTTTTCGGAAGATAGAGATAAGCCTGACGATTGGAGACAAAGAGATTAAAATGTATTACATTTTACAAAAAGACTTGCCTATATAATGCAATAGGTCTATAATGACCTTACGTTCATCCCTATGGGACGGAAGTAAGCCGACTCGGAACGGAACGTTCATCTATGGAAGCACTCATTCTTTCATGCTTACAGGCACAGTTAATTGCTGGGAGAGTTAATAAACAAGACATTCCTAAACAGATTAAGAATGATTTAATTTGGGAGATTAAACAAATCTCTCCCAAAGAGTGTAAAATAGACGCAAAAGCCGACTGAAGGAACGCTCTTTAGCCTCAAAATTAAGGAGAACCCTAATGTCTAAAGTCGTATATCGTGGTGTCGAATATGACACCAACGACCGCCCAAATCAAACTTTGAAAAGAGAACCTCATGTAGAAATCTATCGCGGAACAATGTTCTGGGTGGATGAAAATGGAAACAAATTCTCTATGGAAAAGTCAAAGGGAGGTAATGTAAAATGAATACTTACTTCGTTCGTTACCTCAAGAAAAAAGCAAAGAAGGAAAGTCTTCTTAAAGCTGCACAGTTAAATATGGCAAAACAACCACAAATTGCTTAATATAAAGAGGGGACTTGACTCCCCTCTTTTTTTTATCTATAATTACCTTTGTTGAGGTTAATAAAAATGGATAGAGAAAAGCTAAAGCTATTAATTAATACTCTTAAACAACTTATTGAAGAAATAGAATCTGAAGTTCTTTCAGATACAGAAAGTTATGTACAAGAATATGATTATAGTATAACCGATTACGATGAAGTCTTTGAGGATGACGATGGATACTGCGATTAATACCTATCATAGATACCTTAACTTACCTTTCACTATTGGTCCTCTTCCGTTATTTAAGGAACAGGGTAATCAAATCAGACATTTTTATATTAATGATTATCCATTCTATCCAATGGAAGAATTTTTTGTTGACCTTGGATTGACTCTTCATCTTAAAGAAGTATTTTATACCCCACCATTCTCTAAGATTCCGATTCATACCGATCATGGTCACTATACAAATCATGCCAAGATTAATATGTCTTGGGGACCTGAAGAAGGTGTGATACAATGGTGGAAGTCTGATAAAACTAAAAGAATGCAACTGAATGGTTATCAGGGTAGCACCGATGAATACCATGATAATCTTTGGGCAAATGAGGAAGATTCTGAACTTCTTTATGAGGCAAATACAAATCGACCTAGTTTAGTTAACGTGGGTGTTTTGCACGGTACAAATAATCCCACACCGCATGGTAGATGGACGTTATGCTTTGTTCCAGTCAACCAAGCGGGACAGTTTATACACTGGGATTCTGCTTTAGAAATTTTTAAAAATTATTTGGAGAGTTAAATGTCTAATATTGTTAAATTGATTGCTGTTACTCAAGGTGCAGGAGAACTTGCTGGAAAGTCTGCACAGGAAGTAATTACATACAATGCTCGTGTAAGCAATCCAAGTAATCAACTTAAATTTGATACTGCTGCTGGACTTCTTCGTTATTGTATTAAGCAAAATCATTGGTCTATCTTCGAGCAAGCAGATATGACTCTTGAAATCAATACGACTCGTGGTATCGCAGCTCAAGTGCTTCGTCATAGGTCCTTCACATATCAGGAATTTTCACAACGTTACGCAGATACAAAACTACTTACTGATCTTCCTGAGGTTCCTGAACTTCGCAGGCAAGACGAAAAGAATCGTCAGAACTCAACTAATGATTTGGATGAACATGTAAGGGAAAAGTTTGAGGGAATGATTGAACAGCACTTTGAAGAATCACAACGCCTTTACGATAAGATGCTTGATGCAGGTGTTGCAAAGGAATGTGCAAGGTTTGTGCTTCCACTCGCAACCCCCACCAGAATCTACATGAAGGGTTCTGTAAGGTCATGGATCCATTATATTGACCTACGCTCTGCTCACGGCACTCAGAAGGAGCATATGGACATCGCAGAAGCAGCACGTTGCGTCTTTATCTGTCAGTTCCCTGATATTGCTAAAGCACTTGGTTGGGAACCAGAGAACTGTCCAGAATGTATTGATGCCCCATCTATTATCATCCAATAAATAAGTTATCTTTATTATAGAAGTTATGGCAATTTATCCTATTATTCATGTTGAGACTGGAGAAAAAAAGGTCGTTGAAATGAGTGTTAATGATATTATGCAGTGGTATAAAGATAACCCAGAATGGAGACGAGATTGGTCTGAAGGTTGTGCTTCTACTGGTGAGGTTGGTGAATGGAAAGACCAATTGATTAAAAAGCACCCTGGGTGGAATGATGTTCTTGAGAAGGCATCTAGAGCACCAAAATCTAATGTGAAAAAGATTTAATCATGGTTGGGAATGATAAAACAACGGAACAATATAATGTTACGTACTCAGACATTGTAGATCTAATAGATAAAAAAAATATTGTTTCAATCTTTCAAGGTAAAACTGAAGCAGGACCAAGAGCTTTAGGTAATAGGTCTATTCTTTATGACCCTAGAGATTCTGATGCTAAAGAATTTGTTAATTCGGTAAAAAGAAGAGAGTGGTGGAGACCATTTGCTGCCTCAGTCTTACTTGAACATGCTCATGAATGGTTTGAAATGTTGACTATAAAAGAATCTCCGTTTATGATGTATGCAATTCCAGTTAAAGAAGAAAAAAAAGAATTAATTCCAGGAGTTCTTCATGTTGACGATACTTGCAGAATTCAAACTGTAACTGAAGAACAAAATTATCACTACTATAATTTAATTAAAACCTTTTATAGTAGAACAAACATTCCAATGTTGTTTAATACTTCGTTTAATCTTGCGGGAGAAGTAATTTGCCATACTCTTTATGATGCTCTTACCACTATCTCTAATAGTCGTATAGAGTATCTTTATCTTCCAGAAGAAAATAAATTATACACTTGTTTAAATGACTGATTATGTACATCCTTGGAGTTAACATATCACACCATCCATCTCTTGCTCTTCTTAAAGATGGAGAACTCATATATTATTTGGAAGATGATAGATGGAACAAAAGAAAGGAAGAACCATGGACGTTAAAAAGTTATATTCGTTCTATCACTGATATTTTAAAGTATACAAAACATCTTGACCACATTATCTTTGTATCCTTTTGTAGAGGTGATAGTTATACAGAAGATTTTTATGCTGAAGAATCTGATAAGGAGATGATTGAGGAGGTTAAAAAACAATTATCTCAATGGACAATAACTTACGGAGAAGAGCATTATTATCTGGAACATCATTTGTATCATGCATGTAGTGCTTTTTATGGGTCAGAATTTAATGAGGCGGCTGCAGTAGTTTTAGATGGTGGTGGTGCATATGTTAGAGATTACATACGCAATAGAGAATCTGAATCTATGTTTTACTTTTCAGAGACTGGAAAGTGTGAATTGATTAGTCAAGTTTTTACTCCAAGTTGTATTACTTACTTTGATCCACCATTTGAAATTGAGGATAATAAAATTTTATCTTCAACTGGAAGTTGTGGTTGGTTGTTTAACTCTATTGCTGCAGTTACTAGACTACATTCTGCTGGTAAGATTATGGGGTTAGCACCTTATGGTAATTCAAGTGAACTTGATAATGATGTTTGGTTTGATTATGATCAAAAAACGGATCGATGGTATACTAACAATAAAAATGTATTAAATACTATTAGAAAGATTTATGAAAATGATGATGTAAATCCTAATTTTGATGAATCTTTTTTAAAAAACCCAACTTTTGAACAAAATTCAAATCTTGCAAAAAAACTACAGAATGAAACTAAAGAGCATACTATTAGACTAATACAGATGTTACTTGATAAAGTTCAAACAAATAACATTGTTTTATCTGGTGGTTACTTTTTAAACTGTGTTAATAATTATGAGTATATTAAAGCATTTCCAAATGTCAATTTTTATGTTGACCCATTATCTCATGATGGTGGAACTGCTGTTGGTGGTGCCAAATATGTTTGGCATCATCTCCTAAACAAAAAAACAAAGTATCCATTAAAGAATTTATTTCTTGGTGGATAATAAACCCTATTAATTTTAAAATTCTTATGGCAAGAAAGAGAAGACCCGATTTACAACCAATTGGTGTTGGCATGACTGCTAAGCAAATGAAAAGAAGAAAACCAATTAATATGGATTTTCTTCTTGATATTGAACCTCTCAACGATAATCAATCTAAATTGTTTGAGACGTTTGATAATGATAAGAATTTAGTTGCATATGGTGCCGCTGGAACTGGAAAGACATTCATCACTTTTTATAACGCTTTGAAGGATGTTCTTGATGAATCAACACCGTATGAAAAAATTTATATCGTAAGATCTCTTGTTGCCACTAGAGAAATCGGATTCCTTCCTGGTACACATGAGGATAAAGCAGATATCTATCAGATTCCATACAAGAACATGGTCAAATACATGTTCCAGATGGCAACAGATGCTGATTTTGAAATGCTTTATGGCAACCTAAAGACTCAGGGCACGGTTAGTTTTTGGTCTACTTCATTCCTTAGAGGAACTACGTTAGACAAAGCAATTATTATTGTAGATGAATTCCAAAACTTGAATTTCCATGAACTTGATAGTATAATTACAAGGTCTGGTGAGAATACTAAAATTTGTTTCTGTGGTGATGCAACTCAATCCGACTTGCAAAAAACCAATGAAAGAAATGGTATTATTGACTTTATGAAAATTCTTAGAGTTATGCCTTCGTTTGATATTGTTGAGTTTGGTCTTGAGGATATCGTTCGTTCTGGTCTCTGTAAAGAATACTTAATTGCAAAACACGAATTGGGATTTTGATGTTTAATCACGTTGATTTGAAACTCCCTCAACTTAAGAGGGAGACTATAGATGGTGTTCGATATTATTTTGTTCCTGAAGAGAACGAACTATTAAAACTAGTCTCTATCACTTCTGTTACTAGTCACAAAAATCGCCAGTTCTTTGCGGACTGGCGTAAAAAAATTGGTGCAGAGAAGGCAGATAAAATTACACGACAAGCAACAAGTCGTGGAACTGACATGCACCTTTTGACAGAGCATCATCTCAAAAACGAAGAACTTCCAAAGGTTCAACCACTGTCGGAATTTTTATTCAAAATTGCACAACCAGATCTAAATCGAATAAATAATATTCATGCACTTGAAGGTTCAATGTACAGCAAGGTTCTAGGAATTGCTGGAACTGTAGACTGTATCGCTGAGTTTGATGGGGAACTTGCCATCATTGATTTCAAGACATCAAAAAAACCTAAACCAGTAGAGTGGATTGAACATTATTTTGTACAGTGTATGGCGTATGGATGTATGCTGTACGAATTGACAGGACTACAAGTAAAAAAACTTGTCATTATTATGGCATGTGAAAATGGAGAATGCGTTGTTTATGAAGAATACGACAAAACAAAATACATTAAACTACTCATGGAATACACTAGAGAGTTTCTTAACTACAAATTGGAAAGCTATGCCAGTTAAACTAGAAGACGAGTTTGAAAGGGTATTAGAGAAGAAGTTTTTTTGCCCGACAAAATTTGCTCAAGAGATTGAGGTTCTAGTTAAAAATAACAAAGATATGAATTATATTGATGCTATTATTCATTTCTGTGAAAAGAATAGTATTGATTTAGAATCAGTTCCGAAACTTATATCAAAACCTTTAAAGGAAAAGATTAAGTATGATGCGATGGAATTAAACTTCTTAAAGAGGACTTCTAGAGCAAAATTGGTTTTTTGATTCAAAAAAAGTCGAAAAAAACATCGCGGGGAAAATTTTGAAAACCCCCCTTCTAAAATTATGACTCCGTTTGACGTATATAAGACATATCTTTCGTTAAAAAATCACTTTACAAAAGATA